AAAAATATTTGATATATATATATAATAATGGGAGGAGGATTAATGCAATTAGTAGCTTATGGAGCACAAGATGTTTATTTAACAGGCAACCCACAAATTACTTTCTGGAAAGTAACATACAGAAGACACACTAACTTCGCAGTTGAAAGTATTGAACAAACTTTCAACGGACAAGCCGATTTCGGAAGACGTGTACAGTGCACTGTCAGCAGAAACGGCGATCTTGCTTACAGAACTTATCTTCAAGTAACACTTCCTGAAATTGATGGTACGCACGATACAAATGGTGTGGCAGGCGCAAGCGCAAGTGGAGGTTTTGCTGCCAGATGGTTAGATTACCCTGGAGAGCAACTTGTTTCGCAAGTTGAAGTTGAAATTGGTGGTCAAAGAATTGACAGACAATTTGGTGACTGGATGCACATCTGGAACCAATTGTCATTAAGTGATGCTCAAAAACGTGGTTACGAAAAGATGGTTGGTCACACAACTAACTTAACATACTTAACCAACCCAAACAGAAACAACACTGCCGACAGTCCTTGTGCTGCAAACAACAACTCACCACAAACATGCGAAGTTAGACGCGCATTACCACAAACCACTCTTTACGTTCCACTTCAATTCTGGTTTTGCAGAAACCCAGGTCTTGCCATTCCACTTATTGCATTACAATACCACGAAGTTAAAATTAACTTAGAATTCAACACTCTCGACCAATGCTTATGGGCCGTTGAAGTTAATGGTTTTGGATTACCGGCCAATAACAATAATTGCGCATTCGGTGTTGGAAACGGCAAAGCACCTCGATTGGCCAATGCCGCTGGCAATCAACGGGACAGAGACACGGGTAATGTTGGTGATCGTGATGTGAACACCGTCAACGGGGGTGCCACCCTTGGCAATATTGGTGGCAACAACCTCGTGGTCCCAGGACGTGCAGATAGAGCTTACAACTCATGCTGCTTAGTTTCTGCTTCACTTTTCATCGACTATGTCTTCCTTGACACCGATGAACGCAGAAGAATGGCACAAAACCCACACGAATACTTAATTGAACAACTTCAGTTCACTGGAGATGAATCAATTGGAAGCACATCAAACAAAATTAAACTTAACTTCAACCATCCTTGCAAGGAACTTGTTTGGGTTGTTCAACCAGATGCCCACGTTGACTATTGCAGTTCATTCACAGAACAAGTTGGAGAAAGAGCTTGCGATTGGGATACTCCTGATGGCAACCGGGTCACCGGTGGACAAGGATTTGGAAACTGCTGTGGTGGTGCAGGATTATACAGTTTAATGGGTGCCCAGCCATTCAACTACTCCGATGCAACTGATATGATCCCAAGATCATGGTTAGGATATGGTTCACTTGCATTAACCAGCAGTGAATTTATCTTATCAAAGGGTGATAACTGCTGCAACAGAATTAGCAGATTATCTCAACCATGGGCATGCAATGTTGAATGTGGAAGATTAACAGAAGGAGCCAAGGTTGGTGGGTTTGATGCCGCGGGCGAATTTAATAGTGCCTTAAGAGAAACAGCCTTTGTGCCAACGGGCATTGCCCGCGACAGACAAGCACCGGGAGGTATCGCATCAGGAGATGTTGACTTTATCTCATTCGATCCGGCCGAATTCGCATTCGGTGGAGCTGGTGGTACTCCACAAATGGCTGAGGAAACACAATCAAGTGTTTCAACTGCCGGTACAATTGTTCTCGGCGAAATGTCGCGCAAAATGCACTGCTGGGGGCAAAACCCAGTTGTCACTGCCAAATTACTCCTTAATGGTCAAGACAGATTTAGCGAAAGACTTGGATCATACTTCGATGTTGTCCAACCATACCAGCACCACACTGCTTCACCAGATACTGGTATTAACGTCTACTCATTCGCTCTCCGCCCAGAAGAGCACCAACCAAGTGGAACTTGCAACTTTTCAAGAATTGATAACGCTTGCCTCCAACTTGTTGTTTCATCAAACGCTGTTGGCGGTGCATCAACCTCAAAGGTTCGTGTCTACGCTACCAACTACAATGTCCTTCGTGTCATGAGTGGTATGGGTGGTCTTGCTTACTCCAACTAAGTTTTATT